ACCATTCCTACTTTCTTGGGTTTCATAATCTTATCGTATTTATTATTATTAGTATAAAGGAAACTATCAAACCTATATAGGAGATAGTTGTAATAATCATAGTAGATTCATACTGTGCTTCTGATCTACCTTGTCGGTATTTATAATCTTCTTTTGTCATGTTAATGCTATATATTTATTATAGGTGTGTTATATATTAGAGTGGGAAATAGTGGTGAAAAGTGGGTACTGTGTACACTACTTCTTTCGTATTCACATAAAATACATCAGAAGTACACAAATAGTAGTAGTATCCGTACTATATAGGTGTTATGTCTTATAATAAAGCCCAACCCTGATACTTTCCCACCCTATATATAAAGAAACTAAGAGTGCAATTGCTCGCACTCCCAGTACTTTCTAGTTGCTATTAGAATGCAACCAGTTCACTTGCGTCAAACACAGGTGCAACGTAAGCTTCCACTTTGTCATTGTCAAATGTTAATAATGCATTATCATCAGAAGGCATTTCGATTGAAGCGTAAGCCTCGAACAATTCAGCACCTGTTTCAGGGTCATGCATTTGGTCGCCATTATTATCACGTTGAAATGCTTGAGCTTCGTAAATGCTAAAGCCTAGTAGGTTAGGAATGCTAATGCTCTTCTCTCGAATGCCTGCACTTACTTTCTTGGAACAAGTAACAGTAAGCTGTGTTCCATCAGCCTTGCTAAGGATGCAAAATACCCTACGAGTACTGTTAAGGTTGCTCTTAACCAAGTTAAGTTTACCGCCTTTACCAATCAGTTTTGCAACTACTGCAAGTTCTTTTCTTTCCAATGAGGCTTTCTCCCCAAATTTTAATAAATCTTTATTCATCTCTAAATGTTTTAGGTTGCATGTCTTCTGCTAAGGGGGATACCCCCACCATGCTTTTTTTAATTGGGGTTTCAATTGGAAGGGGTCTCCTATCGCATACACACGAGGGGTGGGGTGGTTTAGAAAAAAGTTTTATATAAAATTTGGAACTTTGGGGTAGAATGTTATACCTTTGGAGGGTGGGTGGGTTATTAATAATAAGAAATATGCTTAGCGATGTTCCTAAAGACAGGTTAAAGTATGAATGATTAAACATAATATAGCTTTTATAGCAAGATAATTTTGATATGTTAATTATATTTTATATATATTTGCATATAGTATAAAGCCAACATAACTAAATAATGGAAACAAGGAAACAAAAGATAGTACAAAAGCTAGGTAAAGAGTATGATGACAAGTATGAACTTGCACAGAAGTACTATGCTGTACTATCTGCTTTAAATAACTTAAAGCTTACAGAAAGAGAAATACAACTTATAGCCTATACAGCTATCAAGGGTACGATCACCTATGCAAATGCAAGGAATGAGTTCTGTGCTAAGTACAACACTACTACAGCTACTATCAATAACATTGTAAGTAAGCTTAAGAAAGTGGGTATATTTATTAAAGAAGATAGTAAGGTGAAGGTTAATCCTGTAATAGTTTTAAACTTCGATAAGCATATTAATCTGTTTATACAACTAAAACATGAAGAAGATCGACAAGACAGTAACATCACTCAGACAGCATATAGTAAAGAAGATGTCAGTGAAGATGGTGGTAAGTGAGAGAGTTATTGAGAGAGTGATCACACATCAGTTTAATGCTGCAGAAGATGCCACTAAAACAAAAAACAGCTTGGAGATTTCTGGGTTTGGAAAATTTGTTTTTAATACATCTAAGGCGAATAAAAAAATCGTAAAGCTTATTAAAGTAAAGAAGGTATACGAACAGCAGCTAGCCGAGAATACATTGCCAACAAAGAAATTAGATGTAATCAAGAGCAAGTTGAGCAATCTTAATCTTACATTGAACTCAATAGCACCTAAAGTCTAAGATATGTACAAAAACCTAAAAATAAACGTAGGTCAGATATACGAAGGATGGAAGAATAAGCTACTCCCTGATGCAGATATGAAGGAGCAGATAGATTTAGTCAGTGCTGAAAGGATAGCCATCTGTGAAGGATGTGCCAATCATTCTAATAACCACTCATCGAAAAGACCAGATGCACATTGTGTTAGTTGTGGATGCACTTTGTCAGCTAAAACAAAATGCCTATCTTGCAAATGTCCTATAGATAAATGGAGTGCAGTGTTAAATGATGAGCAACAAGATATAATTGAAGATAGAAAGTTATGATAAAGTTAACTAAGGTGCCACTATCAAGTATGATAGACATGTTGAAAAAGATTTATGATGAAGGAGCAGATTTTGTAGATATCGAAGCCCATCCAACAGATGGGGAACAAGACACGATTAAGATTAATGTCAGACCGGAGTATTATGTAGATTCAGAAACACAAGAAGCTGATACTTTTGATACAGATCCAGAATATGTGGTTACCGAACAAGATTTCGAGGAAGAGTTTCCTCCTATATCTGATGAGGACATAAATGACTTAATAAAGTAAACCAATGTACGTAAAAAAGATAATTAAGATTATAGATCTTCTAAAAAAGCAACATCCTACAGTAAATATAGGAAAGCATATTGCAACAGCTTTAGATGGTGAAGATGTATGGTCTATAACAGATAAAAAGTTTTATAACTTAATAAACGATTACCAAGCTCAACTAGATCTCGTAGAGATTACAGATTCTAACTTTGATGTAGATAAGATAATACAAGATGGCTTATCAATAGGTAATAACATAATAGATTAACTGGATGCCAGTAAAAAAAACTACATTTATAAATGCAGAGCTAGATTGGGCTGAAGGACAACTAGTCCAATGGAAAGCTTATGTTGATGCAAACCCTCTACCTAGTCTTAAAGATAGAATAGAGTGGAAACAAACTGCTAATGGTGGGTCTATACCTATGGTCATAGCCTCTATTGAAGCACAAGGTAAGTTTATACAAGACACCATGAAGAACTACTTATCCTTACTTGGTCAAGTAGATGGACTACGTGAAAGAGAAGTAAAAAAAGTAGAAACAAGAGGTGGTGTAGCCTTAGGCAGTATGGCTGAAGACTTTCTAAAACAAAGAGATTAGGTATGAAGCTTCACAATATTACTCATAGTGAATGGTTTATTAACCAAAAGCGTATACCACCAAAAGATTCAGTAGATCACAAAGCATTTTTTGATTTCCAAAAGGAACTATGTATGAACGGATGCATGATGGATGGTGTATACATAAATCCATTTTTGTATTGGCACTTAAATGTATGGCATACAGAAGTAGATACTATAGATGAGTATGGTAGGATAAATCAAAAGTATGCAAAACCTCTACTAAGAGATAATGAGTGGTTAGTAACTAATGAGATAGACAGAGCACATAAAGAAAAGAAAGGACTAGTTATACTAGGAATTAGACGTTTTGCAAAATCTGTTATAGAAGCTAGTTACATTGGTCACGGTGCAACCTTTGATGAAAACTCACAGAACATTATAGCAGGTTTGAACGCACCTGATATAAAACTTATTACAGATAAAATAGACAAAGGTCTAAACTTTCTTCCTAAAGAATGGAGATGGCAAAGAGTAGAAGACAATTGGAAAAACCAAGTCACCTTAGGTATAAAAACTAAAGGTGGAACAAGAATACCATTCTCACAAATCCTTATTCGTAACTTAGATGGAGGTAACAATGAAGAAGCTATTGCAGGTACAAAACCTAGAAGGTTAATTATTGATGAGATAGGTAAAGGTAATTTCCTACGTGGACTGCAAGCTGCAATACCAGGATTTACAACACCATTTGGTTGGGGTTGTTCTCCTATACTCACCGGTACAGGTGGAGACATGAAAATGTTCATGGATGCAAAAAGTTTAATGTTTGATGTAGATAACTTTAACTTTCTAACATATAACAATGCAAAGGATACAAAAAGAATCCACGGATTATTCATTTCTCATAAGTATAGAATGGAAGCAAAAGAAGACTCCACGTTGGGTTCTTTTTTGGACAAGAAAAAAACATCCTCTCTTCACGAGATACCTATGTTAGTTTCGAATGAAGAGAAAGCTACCAAAATTACAAATGAAATATTAGAAAGATTAAAGAAGGCTGGTGACAGAGTTGCCTTCTTAAAAGAAAAGATGTACTATCCTCAAGAGGTGGATGATATATTTTTAAATGAAGATACAAACATCTTTGATATAGAAGCTGCAAAGAGACAGAAGTATAGAATCAATGAACAAGAAAAAACAGGAGTTCCTGTAATTTTATATGATGATGGAGAAGGTGTAAAACATGACTTTACAGACAAGTTACCTATTACTAACTTTCCATTAAAGCAAACAGATCTAAAAGATGCACCTGTTGTTATATATGAATTTCCTATAGAAAATCCTCCATATGGCCTGTATGTTGCAGGAATTGATCCATATAGACAAGGTAAATCAGCATATAGTACATCATTAGGTTCTATATACATATATAAACGTATGCATGCTATAGCTGGTGAGAAGTATCAAGATATGTTTGTTGCAAGCTATTGTGCACGTCCTGAGAAGAAAGAAACATGGGATGAGCAAGCTAGGTTACTAATTAAGTATTATAATGCTAGAGCATTGTGTGAAAACGATGAGATATCATTTATTGATTATATGATTAGTAAAGGAGATGCACACTATTTAGAAAGACAACCAGAATGGTTAAAAGAAATAGTACCAAACACTACGGTTAGACGTGACTATGGTATACACAGGTCTTCATCAAAAGTAAGAGACTTTCTACATGGATGTCTTAAGAAATATACTGAAGATGTTATACATACTGAACTTGATGATGAAGGAGAAGTGATATCATCAGTTAAAGGTATGGCTAAAATATTAGATCCTGTATTACTAGAAGAGATGATACAGTATAATGAGACTGGTAACTTTGATAGAATTATTGCAGCTGAGTTAGCAATAGGACTAGCAATGAAGTTAGATCCGATAATGGGTAGAGTAGGAGATAAAGAAGATGCGAGACTAACGTCCCTCTTCAAAACAAATAAGAAAAACATTCTTTTTACAGAGTCAAGAAACCTCTTTGGAAGGAAGAAAAATAAACTTTTTTCATAATGGCAATTATAAGATACACAAATGATTCATCTATTAAGTATGCGTACTTAAACATCTTTCCAGATCAGTTTAAAACTGCAAAGCAAAAGAAAGATGATAGTTGGGTTAAAAATACTATGGATTACTTTGCAAATCAATCATATGCAATGTATGTAAGGAACAGAGAAACGTTTGCAAAAAACTATGATCTAATGAAAGGGATTCTTCGTAGAGAAGACTTTTATCAAGAACCTGAAGTTAGAAGTTTTACTGATCAACTAGTAAGTGATATAGATCTTCCTGCATATGTAAAAATGTATTCTATTATAACAACTCCTGTGAATGAATTAGTAGGAGAGATATCTAAACGACCAGACTCTTTTAGAGTAAAAGCATTTGATGATGAAAGTCAAGCACAAGAATTACAATTCAAAACAGACACACTTCAGAAATATGTAATATCAAAAGTTAAAGAACAGGTAGTAGCAAAAGTTGCTATGACTGGACAAGATATAAGTGAAGAGGATATAGATAAACTAACATTTGAACAAGTTAAAGATCAATTAGATAGCTATACTTCAGTAGCAGAGAAATGGGCTAACCATGTCCTCACTGCACAGAAAGCAGATTTTAATATTAAAGAAAAGTCAGAAGAAGCATTTAGAGATCTTCTTATAACTGCTAGAGAGTTTTATCATATATATGAAGACAACTCTAAACTAGGTTATAACATTGAAGTTACAAATCCTAAAAATACATGGTTCTTAACTACACCAGATAAAAAATATACATCAGATCCTACAGGAAGAAAACAAGGAGCTTATGCTGCAGGCACAGTACAGGTGATGGAGTTATCAGAAATAATTGAAGCAGTTCCTGAATTAACTAAAGCTGAGATTGATCATTTAAGAACATCTTTACAAGACTATGGATTAATCAATGCAAGAGAATCTAATTTAACTAATGGTGTTACACCTGGTATTGATTCTATTACATATGATACATATGATCCTTTAGTATTACAGACTCGTATGATGATTGAGTCTGAAATGAAAGAGAATGACGATGGTTTAAGAGACTTTCTAGGATTAGCTAGTAATGTAAATGCATTTGGATATAAGTATGTTGTAATACGTTCTTATTGGGTTTCTAAAAAGAAGATAGGTAAATTAATATACATGGATGATCTAGGTAATGAGCAATCAGTACTAGTAGATGAGAACTATAAAAGTGGAATGATGCCTACAGAACAATCACTAGAGTGGGGTTGGATCAATCAATGGTATCAAGGAATTAAAATAGGTCCGGACATCTATCATGTTAAACCTTATAAATTATTAGATTACTGTCCAATTATTGGTACAGTGTATGAGCAAAAGAATACCGAAGCAAAATCGTTAGTAGATTTAATGAAGCCTTTCCAGGTTATATATAATGTTTGTATGAATCAATTATATAAACTACTAGAGAAAGAAGTTGGTAAGGTTCAACTAATGTCACTAAGACATATCCCTGTTCCAAAAGATGGAGATGCACAAGATGCTCTTGATGTATGGGAAATGGAAGCTCGTAATAGAGGTGTTGTATTTGTAGATGATAGTCCAGAGAACTTAAAAGCTCCAAGTTCATTTAATCAATTTACTGCATTAGATCTTACACGTACACAAGAAATACAATCAAGATATACACTAGCCCAACAAATGAAAATAGAATGTTGGGAATTAATAGGAATGTCTAAACAGCGTATGGGTAATGTATCTGCATCAGAAACAGCTACAGGTACAAATACAGCAATGCAACAGAGTTACTCTCAAACAGAGCCTCTATTTGTTGCACATGAGTATGTAATGGGTCAACTATACCAAGCAATTGTAGATGCTGCACTATATACAGAAAGTTCTAAGCCACAATCTACTCTTTCATATATAACTAATGAAGGTGAATCTGCATTTGTACAAGTTAATGGTACTGATTTATCATTACGTGATATTCAAGTATTCTTAACTAACAGACCAGAAGACACTCAAATGTTTAATGAGCTTAGACAATTATCTCAAGCTGTTATTCAAAATGGTGGTACACTTTATGATATTATTGAATTATATAGTACTAAGTCTATGAGAGAGATGAAAAAGACTTTCAAGGATCTTAAAGATAGACAAGAACAGCAACAGCAACAGCAGATGGAGCTTCAACAGCAACAACAGCAAGCTCAACAGCAACAAGCTCAAGCAGCATTAGAGCAAGCTAAGCAGATGGCAATGGAAGAACAGGTTAATGAAGATAGACAAAATGAACTAGATAGAGTTAATAAGAAAGAAGTTGCTCTTATTAATGCTATGGCTAAAGGTCCAGAAATAGTTGGAGCAGATTTAGACAATTCAGGATCACCTGATATAGTAGAGCTATCTAAATTAGAAGCTGAAACTAATAAAGCTAATAGAGATTACCAAGGTAAAATGGCAGAGATCCAAAGTAGAAATTCAATGGCTCAACAAAAACTACAATTAGAAAGAGATAAAATAAAATTAGCTCGTGAGAACCAAGCTAATGATCTAGCTGTAGCAAAACAAAATGCAAAAGGACGAAATAAATAACTAAATAATTATTCTCATTATAAAGTGAGAATAGTTAATGCTATATTATCTCGAATATTTATAAAAATATATAAATAAAGTTTTGTAAATCAATATGACTGAATTAACTTTACAGTCATAGTAAGTAAAAACCAAGATTTTAACAAAAAATAACTACATATGTCTGATAATTTACAGCCACAAGCTAACTTTGGTATACAAGACACCATGAATATGGGTGCCGGTGATACACAATTATTGAATGATCTACTAGCTCCAGAAACTGCACAAGCAGATCCTGAGTCTGTAGAACCAATAGTAAAAGAAGTTAAAGATACAATTCCTGCAAAAACAGCAGCTAAGGGAAAAGAAATTGTTCCTCCTCTTAGTCCAGACGGAAAAACTGATGAAGAAAAACAAACAGGGGAATCCCTAATTGCTGACTTCCTAAGTGATGATCCGGATGATACTGAAGAAGAATCAATTGAAGAAGCTCCATTAGTTAAAGAACCTGAAGATATTCTTGATCAAGTAGAAACAGAAGAATCTGAAGATGCTGCAACTGCAAACTTTGAAGCACTCTCAAACGATCTTTTTGATCTTGGAGTATTTAACAAAGAAGATGAAGAGGAAGTTTCTATATCTACCCCTGAAGAATTTCTAGCTCGATTTGAATCTGAAAAGAAAAAAGGAGCACAAAGTTTAGTACAAGATTTCATAGGTCAATTTGGAGAAGATTATCAACAAGCCTTTGATTCTATCTTTGTAAAAGGAGTAAACCCAAAAGAATATTTTGGAACATACAACCAGATAGTAAATTTCTCTGAAATGGATCTATCAAAAGAAGGTAATCAAAAATCAATTATGCAACAAGCATTAGCTGATCAAGGTTTTGAAAAAGAAGACATAGGTAAAGAAATTGAAAGATTACAAAATTACGGAGATCTAGAATCTGTATCTACTAGACATCACAAGGTGCTAGTTAAAAAGGAAGCTGCAAAGCTTTCAAAACTAGAAAAACAGTCTCAACAAGAGCTACAAGCAAAGAGCCAAATTAAGGATCAGTATGTAACTAATGTACAGACAATACTTTCTGATAAAGTAAAAGATAAAGAATTTGATGGTATACCTATCAATTCTAATTTAGCAAATGAACTACAAGACTTCTTATTAGTAGACAAGTGGAAAACACCTACTGGAGACACCCTGACTGACTTTGATCGTGCTATTTTAGATATGAAAAGACCTGAGAATCATGAATTAAAAGTTAAAGTGGGATTACTCCTAAAGATGTTAGAAAAAGATCCAACCTTGGCTTCTATACAAAGAGCAGGTGTGACTAAAAAATCTAACCAGCTATTTGGAGAAGTTGCTAGACAAGTAACTAAATCAAAAACAGTTGCTTCTCAACAGAAAACAACTAGTAAAAAGAAACCAAATTCATGGTTCTTATAATAATTATTAATTAACAAAAAACGAATAAAATGGCAATTCAAACAATTCCAGGTTTAACTGGCTTTACTTATGCACGTGTAGCGTCTATGGATGCACGAGCTGTAGGTAAGCTGACAGATGCGAACCACCTAGAGTCCTTTCACTCTACTGAGCCTGCAGACTATGATAAAAAGATTATCAGTCTGTATACTCAATCTTCATTGTATAGCAATGATTTTCTAGACATGATTAACAAGAGTACTCCTTATTACATTGACACAAACTCAGATGCGTGGAAGTGGAATATAGCTGTACCTTACAAATTCCCTAAAATTATTGACATTCCAAAATCTACTAAAGATATCATTGCTGGTACTGGTAAGGTTGGAATTGATGGTCAAGAGTTTGAGCTTATATTAAGTTCTAACGAGTTCTCTAAGAACGCTATCATCTCTGTAGGAACACGTCAATATGGACCACGTTTTTACGTGATAAAAGATCCACAACCATGGAACATGGGATGGATTTACAAATTTACATTAGTAAGTGATAACCCAACAGTAGACTTCGTTAATACTACATTTTTAGCACAAGGTGTTGAATTAGAATTAGTAGATGCTGCAATTGGAGAATTTGATCAAGACTTATTAGGTCTTCCTAGATTAGGTGAAGAAATCACTATGTTCGAATCATTAGGTTCTGCATATGGTTATGAGCACAAAATTACGGAATGGGCTGATGATAAAATGTTAAGAGACTCTTCTGGGAAACCATTAGATATTTTAGTATATGCACCACAACAACGTAATCAACTTCCTTTAAGAAGAGAAGACGTTAAATGGGAACCGTTCATTGAGTTCTGGATGCGTAAGTCTATGTTAGAATTAAAAGTTAAACGTATGATCTGGGCTTCTCCAGGTACGGTTAAAACTAATGGATCTAAACAAGAATTAAAAAGAACTTCTGCTGGTGTATACCACAGAATGAGAAATAATGGAAACTTAGTACAGTATAACAGAGGTGAATTCTCTGCTAACTTAATACGTGCAGTTTTCGGTGATCTATTCTATCGTAGAGTGGATGTTAAAGATCGTAGAGTTAAAATGTATACTAATGAGGCTGGATTCGATGTATTCCAACAAGCTCTTAAAGATGATGCACTTAATTCAGGTCTTACTTTCATGGCAGATTCTGGAAACAGATACATGCAAGGTGAAGGACAAAACATTACTTATAACTTTGCTTTCGATGCAATGGTTACGAGAGAAACAGGTCGTGTTGAATTGGTTCACTTAAAAGAACTAGATTTACCACAAACTAATTTAGAATTTGGACAAAACATGAAATCTACGCCAGTATTTATGGTGTTTGATGTTTCTCCATTATCTGATGGTGCAATGGTAAATAATATCCGTGAAGTTCGTATGCAAGGTGCTCCTTCTATGACTTGGGGTTATATTGATGGTACTCGTTCCCACTTAGGCTTTGCGAAGTCTCAAGGAATGCAGTCTGCTAACAAATTCCCAGGATATGAGTTATGGATGAAAGATCGTTGTGATGTATTCATTGAAGACTTATCTAGAACTGTGTTAATTGAAGAAATTCCACAATTCTAAATATATAAGATAGGTGAATTTAATGTTCACCATTCTCAGAGAAGTGTCCCCTCACCCACACTGTCCCTCCTCAGAGGGGACATACTTCTCTAACTTGAGTACTGGATTAAGTTCCTACCTGTTCAATCAGAGTACTCTACAAATTATAAAACCAAAGAATTAATTAATAAAACTACATTATGGGTAAATTAGGTAAAATCTCTACGATAACGAGAGTATACAACAATACACAAGTTCAAACTTTACAAAGTGGTCTATCAAAGGCAGGTATGACAAGAATTCCTGGAACAGGAGTTTTTAAATATCCTTACAAAGAATTAGATGGTAAATACAGAACAGGGCTAGATCCTGATGCTGGTTATATCAGAAGAATTCAAGATCCAACTGAAAAAGAACTTGAAATAGAAAGAGTAACTGCTCTAAAAGATAAGCTACAAAGTGTATTAGGAGATATTGATTTAGGACCAAGAGCAAAATTCTGGAACTATGGATTATCTACAGGAGTAAATGATTCACTTCATGTTAAAGCAGTAAAGCTTTTAGATGGTGATAATATGTATGACTTAGATGTACCAATTCAAGAGATTTCTTTTGCTTGGTTAAGAGTTCATCCAACTATTGCATCCTCATACCAAGCATGGGAAAGAGGAGAATTTCCAGCAGATACACAGTTTTATGTTGTTAATGATGAGATAGAAAGTCAACTAGTTTATAAAAAGAAGCAACTTATTAACAGAGCTATCATCAAGTTTGATGGCATGAGTATAGAAAAGAAAAGAAAAGTTGCAAGACTTCTAGGATTACCAGTAACAAGTGACTCTAAAGAAGAAGTAGTTTATAACTTAGTAGACAACATGTTAAAGCTAACAGAAGTAAAAACTGGAAACTTCCAAGGATTAAATCCGATAGAAGTATTCAACAGATTTGCTGACATGAAAGAAAATTTACTCCATATTAAAGATTTAATTAAACAAGCTATACAACATTCAATCTATAGACTTAAGCCAAGTGGCAAGGTTTATGAAGGAGAATACGAAGTAGCAATGGATGAAGAAGAATTAGTAAAATATTTAATTGATGAAGATCATCAAGATGATTTACTAGTACTTGAAAAGAAATTGAAATCTAAGAAACTAGCTGCGGTATAAGTAGCTAGTTTTTATAAACATAGTTAAATATGATACCAGTAGATAGTTTATTATACAAAATAGATCAAAAACTAAATAAACTATCAACTAACGAGCACCAACAGATTGCATTAGAAGACAAAATCTTAAGCTTGAATGAAGCTCAGATTAAGTTGATAAAACAAAAAGTTGATGGTTTTAGTGTTCCTAGCCGATTAGGTTATGACTCTTTTAAGAAAAGGTATGAGGATTTACAGAATCTAGTTGTAGATTTTACAAATCAACCATTACCGTTAGTGGAATCTAACAAAGAATTACATCAATGGGATGCTGACTTAACTGTACTTAAACCTAAGTATATGTTTTATGTAGACAGTTATGTACTAGCAAACAAAGGTAGATGCAAAGATCGGATAATATGGATTAATAAAGATCTTAGTAAACATGGAGACTTATCTCTTTTACTAAACAATGATCATTATAAACCAAGTTTTGAGTATCAAGAAACTCTGAATGGAATATCTTCCTCTGCAATAAGTGTATACACTGATGGTACATTTACCCCCACAACTATACAAATTATGTACATGAGATATCCTGTCTATATAAATAAGGCAGGATACATCATGTTAGATGGAACTCCATCAACTAACGTAAATTGTGAACTAGAACTATATCTAGAGGATGAGATTGTAGATTTAACAGTTCAGAATCTAGCTATGTACACAGAGAATGCTGCTGCTGTACAAAGTGCCCAATTTAGAATACAAACAAATGAATAATAATATAACCCTTAAACACAATAAATTATGAGTACATTCGCGTTAACCACGTTATTCGTGGTGCCAGTAGGTCAGACAGCTCTGCCTAGCACTGGTTCGACTCAAGACCTTACAAAAGGTCAAGTAGGATTTTACAAAAGTGATTATGCTGTAGCAACTGCTGCAAACATAGCTGCTTCTCCGTATTTTTACGTAGCACAAGGTAGAGAAAACACCTACCTTCAAGGATCTAAAAGATCTGACAAAATTAAAGGCTGCCCATCTGGGTCAGGCTGTAACTCTAACGTAACTGAGTGGTATAAAGCTTCTGGGTGTTCCCAAGCTGCTAACCAGATTACTGACGTTACAGACTTTAAAGTAGGATGTGGTGAGATAGTCACATTAACATTACGTGCTTTTTCTTCTTACATTAATACTTTATACTTCAACGGATTTACACGTTCAGTAACTGTTAACGCTCCATGTTGTGAGTGTGGTGGTGATGTGTGTACTGATGTAGATGTTAATGCATTAATCAATTCACTTATCGTTAAGTTAGAGCAATCTGCTCCTGGCGATAATCCAGACAACGTATCTTTCAAAAGTTTCTTTACATTTGAAAACGTTGGTGGAACAAAATTAAGAATACATGGTAAACCATTAACTAAATATGGACAACCTTGTGATGTTGCTGCATTCCCATTTGAATATGACAGAATGTATTTCAACGCATTTATTTATGATGGACCAGCTACAACTGCTGACTTTATCGTTGCTGATGCTTGTAACATTGTTGCTACATCTTCTATAATCCAAAATGCTACTTATCCTTCTGGATTAGCTGCTGAATGGAAACAAGCAGAAATCAATTACTATAGCTACCAAGCTGGGTATTTAAAATCTCTATACAGAATGGGAGGATACAATGAGAACTTTGAGTCTTATGTAACTGACGGAGTTGTATATGATAGCTACTATATCAGATTCAATGAATATGATAGAGGTGCATATCAATGGGGTGATTTTATCCATCAAGATTCTATCGTAATGATAGCCGTACCTAATGCTGACACTGATGGTGGAAGTGGTATAGCTGCTGACGTAGAAGCTGTTTTAGTTGCTGCTCTTGGTGCTGTTGTTGATAATAATACTTGTATTACAACTACAACTACTACAACTGCTGCATAAGGAATAAACTACCTAATACAATACTAACCTAATCTAATACCAGAGAGGCGAGGATAACGCTCAATCCTCTGGTATTTTTTTTTAAATAAAACTTATGGCAGCCAATTTTCAGTTAGATCTTATTGTCCCTCCTAGCTATAGTGTAAATTTACTTGCTGTTACAGATGCGTCTATCTATCCAGATGACCCACCTCTTGTATCATCACCAAGTATTGAAATTCAGGTCCCAACATTTGGAACCAAGATATTACCTTTTGTACCTTTAGAGACAAACATTTTTGCATCAGATACTTTAGGTATTACTGAAGCTGGATGTAAACAAGCACTACCAGATGGTATTTACCATTTGAAGTATTCTGTTGCACCTGCATATCTAAATTATGTTGAGAAAACAATCATGCGTATAGACAAACTTCAAGAAAAGTTTGATAGTGCATTTTTAAAACTTAATATGATGGAATGTGCAAGTGAATTAAGAACACAATCAAGTGTAACATTAAATACAATTAATTTCTTTATTCAAGGCTCTTTAGCAGCTGCTAATAATTGTGCTGAGAAAGAAGCATTAACACTATACAATCAAGCTAGTGATATGCTTGATACATTTATAAAATCAAACTGTGGTTGTACAGGAAACAACTATAGAGTAAACTTCAGATAATTATGGCCCAGTGTGCAGGATGTGGAACTAAGGTGGGATGTGCGTGCAGATTAAATAATGGTCTATGTGCCAGCTGTCGAGCTAAATTAAAAGAAAAGCAAGGTAAAAAGTAAGATATATGTTATCACCAAAATTAACCAATTGCAAAGGATGTGCAGACATTCCTGATTTACTTAGAAGAATAGACTGTAAATTAGCAGAGCTAGGTAACAACTTATACAACAATGTTGTATTTATGTTGAATAGACCCATAGCGGTTACTGATATATCACAACTTTTAGTATACAAACGTGTACTAATGTTTAGATATTGTGATACACATTATGCAACTAGATGCCCAGAGATAAGTACAGAGGATATTGCTAGCAAGGTTATTCGTCTTACTGCTGGTTGTGTTTCATTATGTAATGAACCAACAGTATGTGAGATAACTACATGTGCTATTAAACCATGTCCTAATCCTACAACTACTACTACTAGTACATCTAGTACAAGTACAACTAGTACAACCTCTACAAGTAGTACAACAACAAGTACAACAACAATTAACTGTAACTTTACTGGTGTAATTGATTGTAGTATTACAACAACAACAACCACTACACCTCCTCCTACTACTACAACAACAACCAGTTATTTCCCAGATGCATTTGGTATACCATGTTTATGGTCTACTAATGGAGGCAATCCAGGAAATCTAGCTGTATATAACTTTGATACTAATACGGCTACTGAAGTATTAGTTCCTAATGACTTTACTACTACAGTAGGTATTGAAAGACCTATATGTGCTACAGAAGATAAATTATGGTTAGCTAGTGTACTTGATCAAGGATCTAATTCAAATCATAATGACGATGTTGTATATATTAGAGAGTGGAATATAGATGGAACTACACCAAATGCTCCTACACTAACTTATGTAAGAGAAATAACAGTTTTAATAGGACAATACTCAGGAGCTAATCTTGGAGGTACAGCTGTGCAGGCTATGACTGCTATAAGTAATGATAGACTTATTATTGGAACAGGTAATCTAGATGGACAACCCTCAGGTACTGGTGGAAGTGGTAGTATATATGTTCAAGAATTTAATATTGCTTCTGGAGGAAATATTACAATTTCCGGAAATGATATGTCTTCTAGCTGGGCAGCTGCTGGACAACCTAATGCAGCTAAATTGAGTAATCTTACTTATACAAACTCAGGGCAACTTGTATTAGGATATAGAACAGATCTTCGTCCTGATGGATCTGGTTCAGCAGGTAATGTAGGTAACTACTTAAGAGTATTCCCTACAACTCCATCTGATCCTGACTTTTCTATAAATAATACGGCAATTCAAATTATAAAACTTCAGGAACAAGGATATCCAGAATTTACAAATACTTATGTAGGACCAAAAGATGCACCTTTCTGGGGTGTAAATGGATTAGCACAAGTATTACAACCAGAAACTCTGAATGTATATACTCTAGATCAGTTACCTCAGCAAACTTTTCCTGGAGGATATCAATTATCATTGACTACTAATGTAAGTAGTTCTAATGATTGGTTAAGTTCAGCTACAAATTGTTCTAATATTGAATTTAGTATACTTGACTCTCCTGACTGTGGTCTTACTTATTTCCCTCCATTCTTTGAACTTGGTAGTCAGACTTATCTTGGACCTCAGACATTCCAATATGCTGGAATGACATGTACAGCAAGTCTATCTAATACTTTAACTTCTGTTAGGACTGGTCTACCATCTAATATTGGTATGGAGTTTTTAGGATGTAGTGGACTTGTGAAACCACAATATCCTGGGGTTGGAGTAACTAAAAGTGTTATTGTACAAGGTAATGACTTTAGTATTACAATAGATTTCCCTCAACCAGTTAATAATATTCCAATTAGAGCTGGTGTTTTAAATAGTACTACAGATGGTACAGGAGGAGATGTATACTACGTAGATACTAATGGTGGACCTGTAACACTTTCTATAAATCAAGGATGTTTTGCTCAAGTTAATGGTAACAGACTATTTGGTGGAGTAGCAAATCCTCCAGGAGAACCAGATGCATATAGCAATGAAGGAGATGGAGAGTTTAAAGTTACTTCTACCAATAGCTTTACTTCTATGACAATATATGGTAATGCACCAACCGGTGGACCATTGTTCTTAGGATGTCCTCCAATAAATTGTGACAACATGTTCTTTATAGAACAAGGAGGTTCTTCTTGTAATGCTCCTGAAAATGCTGGACTTTGTCCAATACCACCAGTTGTTCCAATAAATCAAACTTCATTTACTAAAATGTATGTTTGGAATAAATTAACAGATGTGTGTACAGAAGTACCAACTCCAGTAGGTGAAGGATTTGCTTCTGGTGATACTGGAATAGGAGATAATATAATTGTAATGTCTTCTAACATTAACACCTCCAGTACCTTTAAAGAAGCCTTTATAAAATATACATACGATAATGTAAATGACGTTCCTGGCAACCTACAGTGGGATGGAGTACAATATGAGTTACCTACTGTCTGGAAAGATTATAACAATAATTCATTTATTCCAAATCTTGAGGTAATTGATGATCAAACAATAGGTGTAATAGTAACTACAAGTGTTGCTGCACCAGAATATAGAGAATCTAAATTCTTAGTTTGTACATTCCCTACAACTGGTACAGAAATGATAGTTGAAGAGAAATTTACTCTTTCAGCAGGACATATAGGATCTGGAGATATAGTAGTAACATATAAAGTAGATGGTGTAACACCGAACAAAGTTCTAGTGTTAGGAGGAGTAGATGTATTTGTAAATGATAATAATTTTCTAGATAGCATACTTGCAGTTCAACAATATGACTATGATACAGGAGTTCTAGAAGTAACTACAAGAAGAGATGACTTTGGAGTTGATCCAACAATGGGTGGTGCATACTTAGCTATAGTGGATGGAGAACTTTATGCAGGAGCTAACTTGGCATGTAAGATATCTTTTACTGCTCCATATGCGTGGACTCAACTAAATGCTAATGAGAGATCATGTCCTGCTGGTGGAGCTGGTACATTACCTGGATGTAGAAAAAGTGATGGGTTTATTATAGATCCTAATGTAACCACTACTACAACTAGTAGCACAACAACGATAATACCATCTGGTGTAAGAACAATATTCACTAAATTTTATCCTATTGTAACTAATAATTGATTATGAGATTAACGCAACACATATTAGATAAGATTGAAGAATTGAGATTACAATATCCCAATGCTACATCTATTGGATTTGGAAAGAAACAATCTAATGGTGTAGAAACTGGTGAGTTTGCTATTATAGTGGGAGTAAAAGAAAAGAAAGATACTTCTTTAATTCCTGCAAATGAGTTGCTTCCAGTTGAGGTTATTGTAAGTAATCAAAGCTTAAAAACAGATGTAGTAGAAGTATATGAAAACTTTGTATTAGGAACATGTTCTTCTAGTTGTGGTAACATAAATCCTGGAACAAACAATGCAGCTAATAGAGCTACTGTAAGACCTATTCAAGGAGGAACTTCCATGTCTAGTAGAAACAATAATACTACAGTGGGAACTTTGGGAGGTATAGTACGTCATACAGATAGTGGGTGTACAGTGGGATTAACAAACAATCATGTTAGTATAAGTGATGCATTCTTTACAACTGCTAGAGATTCAAACGGTATTCTAGAAAATGATTATGATCCAGTAAACCGAGTTTATCAAAATGGAGAACAAGGAAGTTCTACTCCTACTTCATTAAACTTTGGAGTAAGTCTAAGATATGTTCCTATACATCCTTTAAGTACAGGATTAGTAAATCAGGTAGATGCAGCTATATTTTCTATTGATGAGAGTGCATTTTCAATATCACAGTCCTGGAATCAAGTAGGGCTAGAATCTATACTTGGAAACAACGCTCCACCTTTTGCAAGTACTACTGAACTAGATAATTTACTAGCTACTAATCCTCGTGTTTACAGTTCTGGAAGAACAACTGGAGCAAAAGGATTTACTCCTGATTGTCCTATGACAATACATCAAACAGGTGTTACTATTAACTTAGAATATAAACTACAAGGAGTAGGTACGTTATGTCAATTTAGCAGATCTATTTCATTTATAAAACCAACTCAAGAAGAACCCAATGCTCAAAACCCTAGTTCAGTTTGTCCTAATCCTATATTTAGTGGTGACTCAGGATCTTTCTTACTAGCAGATATAAATGGAACTATCAAGATAATAGGAATATGTTATGCTGGTAGTGCGAATGCTTCAGGTGTAGCTATTATAGGTTATGCATGTAGAATAGATGATGTAGCAACACAATTAGGAATAGAACAATATGTAGATACAGCAACAAATGCTGGAGTAATGGTAGATCCAACTACTGTTGAATATAGAACTATAGCAGGTGCGAGTGATGAAAAGTTTATTTTATGTGAAAACGAAGAATACTGGCAAGTAGGATTTACAGGTAGTTTATTAAATAACTGTGTTGCTGAAACAACTACTACTAGCACATCTACGAGCACTTCTAGTACTACAACTACAACAACTACACCTGTACCTACTACAACTACAACAACTACCCCTGTGCCTACTACCACTACTACAAGTAGTTCTACTAGCACAAGTACCTCTACTAGTACATCAACTAGTACCAGTACAAGCACATCAACTAGTACAAGTACAAGTACCAGTACGTCAACTAGTACCAGTACGTCTACTACTAGTACCAGCACTTCTACTAGTACAACAACCAGCACTACTACTTTAACACCAACTACTACAACTACTACTACAACCGAAAAGATCTTTAATTTGGACTGGAGTATAGCTGGAAGTCCTCAACCGGAGTTTAGTGGTGGTACACTTATAATATTAAAAAATAGTATTGAAGTTCTTAATGAAACTATAGATTCAACAACTCCTTCTAAGAGTGGGGTGATAACATATATTAATGGTGACTCTTTTAATTTCAAACAGGTTACTACCAATTCAAGTGGTGGTACTTTATCAATTGATCATCAGAGAAGTGGTACTCCTTCTGCAAGTATTCCTACACTTCCTGAAACTCAATTTGTAACTACTGGTAATTCGTTCCAATCAACTAGTACTGCTACTCTCGGAGCTTTTGATTCTACAGTGGCTTTTACATCGATTTCTACTGTGGCAGTTAATGGATCAGTAACTGTAAATTATGCAGATGCCGGAAATCAGAGTTTCTATTCAATTATAACAAACCAATCTGGAACCCAGGTATTCTTAGCAGTATCTGATCCTATAGATAATGGTACTACAGCTGTAAACTTTATAGTTGGTGATCAATACGAAATAGAAACTTATTATGAAGCTACACAACCTGGTCCTCAAAGAACTATTACTCAATCTGGATCTGGAGCAGGAATGTCTCCATTTGCTGATAGTCTAACAGGTAATGTTAACACTTTAATAGGTCCTAATACTAGTACTTTTACCCCAACGACAGATTCTTCTGCTATAATAATTAGTATAAATCAAAATTAAACAAATAAAATAATAAAATTATGTCAACACAAAATTGCTCAAATTGTTACAACGGCTGTACTGAAATTACTTCAGACAAGTGCGTTAAATATACAGGAGTAGATGTACCTATATTAGGAATAAAGAATGGAGATTCTTTATCTTTTGTAGAACAAGCTCTTATTACTTTTTTAGGTGCTGCTTTAGATGGCACAGGAATACTTCCTGTAGTTCCTGCATCAGATATATGTCCTGTAGTACAGGCTAATCTAGATGATTGTAATCCTCTATCCTTAAATAATTATCTTGTAGGTATAATAAAAACTATTTGTATATTAAATGAACAACTAGAAAATATACAAGGTGGTGCACCTAATGGTGCATATACTTTAGAATGTGTTACAGGAGTTCAAAATCCAAATAGTACATCTGATGTACTACAGCAAACTATAGTAAAGTTATGTGAAGTTGAGCAATCACTAAACACTTTTATTACAGATGTTACAAATAACTATGTACAAATTGTTGACATAAATACATACATAGAAAACTATTTTAATACTAATCCTGAGCAACAATTACTTAGTAATAGAATGGTTCCAGGTTCTGCTCAAGCTTACTTTGGAGCATTAACACCGTTTGATGCATCAGGTGCAGGTATAGGTGTATGGGACAGAATATTTCTATGTAACGGAAACAATGGTACACCTGATTTAAGAGGAAGAGTAATAGTTACTGTAAACTCTGCTGAAATGGGTGGAGGAACATTAGATAATGCTGTTAATCCTTCTTTAGTTGGAAACCCTGCTTATAATATAAATTCTCAAACAGGAACTAATCAAGTTACTTTATCTATACAACAAATGCCAGGGCACGGTCACACAACAAATACAGGTACAAATACAACTGGAACATCAAACCCTGCAACTCATAAACACCAAATGTTAGTTAAACCAGGGGTGATGGGCCAACCTGGAAATACTGATTATTCTAATCCTGGAGGAAAGGGAGAAGGTGGTAGAAGAACAATGGATGCTGGTGTTGCTGGTTCTGGTAGTTATAACGCAGCATATACAGAATTAGAAGGACAACACAATCATGCAATAAGTATTGATCAAACTGGTGGAGGATTATCACACGATAATTACCAACCTTCATACTCAGCATACTATATTATTTATTTAC